CTGCACTAAGACAAAATGCCAGAAATCCGCTATGCAATCTTAGTAAAATACAGTACTTACTTACCGTAAAATTTGACATGGATGGGCCTGATACCCCATGTTCTAATAATTCCTTTTTCTATAGCTTATTTATGGGGGTTAAATAACTTCATAAAAGAGGAAATAAAAAAAGATAATTATAAACCTTTTCTTAGTAGGTATTCTTAAATTATCTGGGGTAATTTAAAGAAAGAGTTGTCATCAAAGTAAAGTTTTTTTTCCTCTTTTCCTAGTAGGCTTAAAAACTCAATTTCTAGGCTTTGTGAAATTTCTGCAGCCATTCCTAAAAAAAGGCTTAAAAACTCAATTTCTAGGCTTTGTGAAATTTCTGCAGCCATTCCTAAAAAACAACTATCATAGCTATCTTGTATTTTCTTTATGGCTTTACCTTGTGGCATAAATTTAAGAGTTCTTAAATTATGTCTTCTATCCATTAATTTAATTAATGCTGCTTCTTCATCTTCACAAAAAATATTATATATTTCTTTTAGATTGTCAGTAGTCAGTTTGCTTACTATCTCCATTATCCTTTTACTAAAACCATCAAGTATCATCCCGGCCGTAACTTCCGTATCTTCGATAATATCGTGCAATATACTAGCTACTATTATATCGGTTTTTAGCTTATACTCTGATATCATGTAAGCTACCTCTAAAGGATGAGTATAATAAGCCTCACCTGACTTTCTTTTTTGGTCGCCGTGATACTTTCTAGCCCAGTAAATAGCTTTATTAATCAAATCAAAATCTAATACGTTTTTATTATCTAGTGATTTAAGTTTTTCTATCAATCTAACCGAATATTGACAAGGCTCTAAATAATTCATAATTAATAATGCACTATTACGATTTCTACTATAAGTAACTTATTAGTCATCATTAAAGATATTTTTGATTCAGTAAACGCTAACTGGCTTTGATTTCCAGAATCTTTGATGTATATTTACCTCACTCCTTTAAATGAATCATTTAAAGGAGACTTCATTAACAATTACCTTAATATTTTTACTTACAATTTAAACTCATTTTTCTTCTCATAAAAAATCCTAAGTTGTATTTTTCTGTTGTCGGATATCAGAATTTATGATAGCTTCTTTGCGTGAATTTTTTTGAATTTATTTATCGTCATTTGATCTTAAATTAATTTATTAAAGGGTATCTACAAGTTAATTGTGGATGCCTTTTGCTTTACTTATCTTTTTAAAATGAATATTTAGGTTTTTAATATATCCTATTTTACAGTGAGATTCATTTTGAAGAAAATTCATCCCCTCATACAATTGAACTTCCTTGTAATCAAGTATTTTACCATAAAATGATATTGCCTGATTTATTAGACCTTGGCGGGCTATCTCAAATAAATATTCCGTTGTCTTGCTTTTGTTGATAATTACGTAATCGGCAACAGGTTTACTACCTTTAGTTATCAAACATACTTTATTTAAGGATAGCACTTCATTTGGCATACCTAAATAGTCTAACTCTTTACTTAAAGCACCTATAACGGCTTTAAAATGTTTATAATTGTTTTTAATAGACTTGCTTGGATTTACACTCATAAAACCTCCTTAATTATTAAATTGCAATTTATCAACTATGCCAAAGACCGATAGCCTTTGAAAACCATCGTTGTTTCTATTCTCTAGGTCATAGGCTTTTACCTCTGTTTCTTCAAACATCTTAGTTTTTCTCGGAGCTTCTTCTTTGGGAATATTAGCTTTTATGCGGAAATTATCATTACCAGTTTTGACGGCGTCCCGCATCTCAAATTGCAAACATTTACCGAAATATGCCATAAACTGGGCTTTTGAGCAAAATATGTTGTCGAGCCGTTTTGACATATCAAGAAGTATTTCATTCATGGCATTTAGGCTAAATTCCCGCCCTGATAGGCTTTGTAACTTGTTGCCATCTTCCTTAATCAAAGGGTAATGGTAATTTAAGTTTTGAGGCTCTTTGTACTGGTTAAAATGGTAAACTCTCACCTTACGCTCGGCATTAGTCGGTTTTTTCCGCTGATTAGAAAGACGTTTTTTTAATTTAACAGGTTTTTTAGAACAAACAGAACTTTTAGAATTTTGTAAAAAATTAGATTCCAGATCTATATATTCAATATTGTTATTTTCTTTATATATATAGAGAGAATCATTTTGTTGAGACAAAAATGTCCCGATAGAATTTTCTACAGAAGCGGTATTTACGAGGTTTTTCTCCTTATGAGCGAACTCATAACTATAACGATATTTTTTACCATCAATAGTAATAGAATTATGATAGGTAATATTTAATATATCCTCTAATTCCTCAATAATTCTTACATTCTGTCTTCTTTCAACAAATGTAAATGTAGAAATATATTTGTGATTTAAGAGTACTTTTTCCCCTTTTATTAGTTTTCCCATCACTGCACTAAGTAATTTATTAGCAGGGCTACTAAGAAAAAAAGATTTTTGACGAACAGGCTTAACTTTTTTATTGGCTCTTTTTATCTTATCCCAGTGTAAATAATGTTTACGATAACGTGCTTTTTCTTCCTTGAATGAGTAAAGCTTGCATAGCTGGTCTTGGTACTGGTACGATTCTAATTGTGTTAACATATTTACTAAAAAAATTTAATTACTTGTAATTTTTTAGAAAAAGTGCCTTGACGCGGAGACAATATACCCTTATACTCTGAATTGCATATATTCAAAGTTATATTGGTTGGTGTCTTGTCTTTTAGGGGATAGGCACCTTTCCTTTTTTTCTCCCTATCTTATTTCAGTTTTTTAATCCTCTCTTTACCTCTTAAAATTACTTACATAGCCATTAACGATAATGTAGTTAAAAAAAAGTTCAAGTAAATTTATTGAAAATTTCATAATAATCGTTATATAATATTATTAAATAAGGGAAATAAGTAGAATGTTACATTTATATATGAAAAATAAAGAAGAGTTTTTTGAAGCATTAAAAGGGTTAGAAAAATATTCTAATTCTACATGTAAGTTAATAGAAACTTTATTAAAAATAGAATCTGATTATAGAGTAACTGGTAGTATTGAATATTTAATGAAAGCTACTGGTTTAACCAAACCAACAGTATATACTTCGCTTAAAATTTTAAAAAAAGATAATATTTTAATAAAAAATGATGATTATCGTAATACCTATGATTTCAATGCTCTCAAAATGGAAGATATAATTAACCAGTATAAACAACATCAATCTATAATATTTAGTTAGAATAAAATTTATATTTTTTTTTATAAAAATATTTGACTTAATTATTTTTATCCTCTATACTCATCTTATAAGGTATAAAAAAACGCCTTAAGTTAGAGCTTAAGACGTTTTTAAAACCTTATATATCGTAAGAATTTTTTATTCAAGAAGCAACAATTCTTACTTTTTATAAATCATTTAAATCAATAGGTATATATGCAAAATATCTTAACCCTACCATTATGTCAAGATGGAAAAAATCACGGGAAAATCAATAATTCGGTAAAGCATGGTACAATAGAGTTAATAAGCCATGATCATTACGAATCTACCATGCCGACTTTAGAAGAAATCAGCGTTGCCAAAGCAAAAGAATACTTAAAGAAGATGCTACTATCCCCAAAAGAAGCTGCGCAGATATTTTCTAATCTTGAGCAATTAAGACAAGCGGTAAAAATTTCTAATGAGAGTCAAGCAGTAAAATTACCAGCTAATATAAAGGAAGTACCTAAATTTCATGAGGCTAAAGACGAACCTGTCGAGTTATCTGCATCTAGCAGGGACACATTCGCCAGAATCGGTGAAAGAGCAAGGGAAGCATTTATAGAAGAACAGATAGAAAGAGCTAACTTTTATAACATTTCCTATGAACTTTACGGCGATAACTACTACCAGTTAATGTGTGACATTGATAAATACGAGTATTTACTTGAAAAGGCAAAAGATTACTGTGTTGACTGGGATACTAGCGAATATGACCCGATAGCTCTAGAGCAGGCAATAGATGAGGCAGAGTATAATGCTTACATGCATGATCAAAGCTTGCGCTCTTACTTTTCATCAACTAGAGGGGTGGAGGTTTAATATGGCTATAAAAGATCGTTTTATTCCACGGGAGGAAATCTCAAAACTTCTCTGGGGCATGGTTGGTGATATTTCAACTCATAGCTTATCAATGTGGATTAAGTCAAAGACTGACGATGAATTTGTGGTAGTACCGAGGGAGTTTTGTATGTTGATAGTTTCATTTTTGGAACGACAGGCAGTAGCGAAAGAGCATTTGCTGTTTAATCCACAGAAGGTACTAGGTCAGCTTAATGAAATAAAGCGTTATTTATAATAATAAAGCAATAAGGTTATTAGTATGGAAAACAAGCAAGAATGGTTAAAAGAACGTAAAAATTATATCGGTGGCAGTGATTTAGGAGCCATCTGCGGCTTAAATCCTTATCGCTCTGCTCTTGACGTGTATTTAGAAAAAACAAATCCTGATATAGCCGGTGAAATAAAAAACGATGCTACGTATTGGGGGACAGCACTTGAACCTCTTATTGCAGCAGAATATGAAAAAAGAACCGGTAATTTAGTAACTGATACGAATCGTTTTAGTTGTTTTATGCGTCATAAAGAGCATCATTTTTTAGCATGTAATATTGATGCATGGATAGGCGAGAATGATTATGTACTAGAATGCAAGACTGCCGGTTTTACCAAGGCTAAGGAATGGGGAGAAGTTGGGACTGACCAAATCCCCGAGTCATATCTGGTGCAAGTTGCTTATTATGCTGCTATCTGTGATGTACCTAAAGTTGATATAGCAGTACTCATTGGCGGTCAAGATTTTAGAATATACACTTACGAGCGAAACAAGGAGCTGGAAGAGAAGCTAATTAAAATAGCATGTAATTTCTGGAATAACCATATAGAAAAAAGGATACCGCCTAAATGTATGAGTACTAGGGATACGTTCAATTTATTCCCACAAAGTAATTATCACGAAATCATCGCAGAAAGTAATATCATGGAAAAACTCCATGAGCTAAAAGGAGCAAAAGAAGAAGAAAGCAGGATACAGGCTAGTATTGAAAGATTAAAAACTGATATTCAAGAATTCATGAGGGATTATGACGTACTTATTGATAATCAAGGGAACGTAATAGCAACATGGAGGAATACTGCTCCGAAGTCTCTTGTTAACGTTAATAAATTAAAGGAAATGTTTAAAGACGCATACGAACAATGTCTAAACACGGGGAAGCCATCAAGAATGTTTTTAATTAAGTGAGGTAAAAATGACGCTAAAAATATTTGTAATAGCAATCATTATGGCTTTATTACTTATGGCTTTTTTAATTACACTAAAAAATTTTTTCGATAAAGAATAGGAGATAAAAAATATGAGTAACATAGCAACAGTTATAGGAGGGGTAAGCGGTCTTGAAATGATGGAGAAAGCATTAAAGTTTTCAGAAATCATGGCACAAGCAGATATTATCCCGGCGCACTACAGGGGGAAAACTGCAAATGTATTTATAGCGGTACAAAGTGCGCTTAGAATGAATTTAGACCCGATGCACGTGATGCAAAATACTTTTGTAATTAGCGGCAGGCTTGGGATGGTTAGTAGTTTTGCAATATCACTAGCAAACGGTAGCGGTTTATTTGATAGCGGAATAAGCTATAAGATAGAGGGGAAAGGTGATGATTTAAAAGTTACTGCCTTTGCTAACTTAAAGAAAAGCCGCAGGGAAATATCCTATACTATTACCATGAGAGAGGCGATTGCGGAGGGGTGGACTAAAAATGCTAAATACAGAACGCTGCCGGAATTAATGCTAAGGTACAGAGCAGCTACCCTCTTGATTCGCACACATGTCCCGGAGGTTTTAAACGGGATGCATATGGTGGAGGAAATAGAAGATGTTGCGATAGCAACTAAGGATGTTACACCTAATAAGGCTACTAGCATAAGTAGCAAACTTGATTCTGTTTTATCTAATCAGGAGGAAGAGGTCAAAAATGCGGAACCAAGTGAAACTTTAGCCGAGTTAATAGAACTTATTAAATTGCATAACCTGCCAAGCGAGATAATAAACAAGTGGTGCATTAAGGCGGAGGTAGAGAGTATTGCTGATTTAGGCATCGAGCGGCAACTGGCATGTATTGAATGGATTAACAAGGAATATAATTATTCGCTAAGCATAGAGGCGGCGTGATAAATTTCATAGTGGGTATAACCTATCTAAAATAACGAAAAAACATGGATTAAAACTGTTTCTGCTATAATAAAAATAAAGCGTTTATTTTTGTTACAGAGTAGAGGCAAGAATGCAAAATTACGATCCATATTTAAATACTTATAACTACCCTTATAACAGCCTTGATCCTTATAACTTAGCTTCTGATGGCGATAATCAAATACCTGATTCTCGTTATGAAGATGGAGGGGTTGATTATCCAGGTATATCTTATGAGAATGCTTATGACACATCTGGGCAGCAGTATTCTTTTAAAGAAGGAGGCTCTGTCGGTGATGAGGACTTACCGAAGCTCGCCGATCTTATCCAAAGGTATGGAAGAAATGGCGATACTGAGCTTGCTCATATTAATCCTATTGAAGCTCACATATTAAAGAGTTTAGGAGGTAGTGGGACGATAAATCCTGCTACCGGACTTCGTGAGTACAGTTTTTGGAAAAAACCATGGAAAGCAATAAAAAGTGTAATAGGAGGTGGAGCTGGAGCAGTTATCGGTAACATGGTGCTACCGGGAATAGGCGGTATTATTGGTGGCGCACTTGGTCAGGGAGCACAGCACGCAGCAAGAGGTAAGAGTGCACTCGGCGGAGCTTTTAAAGGAGCGGGTATGGGAGCGGCACTGCCTTCTGCTCTCTCAGGGCTTGGATGGGGAGCAAGTAAGCTAGGTAGCACGGCTCTTGGCTCTAGCCTTAGTAATTACGGTAGTACTAATGCGATATTGCCTTCCCTCGGTCTTGGTGGGTCAGGTAGTAGCGGATTATTTGGTCTTGGAGGAAGTAATTCTTATGTAAGTGGTGGGGCTTTAAGTAGCGCAGCTGCACTTTCTTCCGGTATGGGAGGTGGAGTGCCACCTCAGTATGTACAATATCCGCAAATGCAATATCCAGGCTACCCTTATGTAGATAACAGGGGTTTTCTAGAAAAGTTTGGTGATAATGCCAAAGATTATCTAACACAGCCGGGGAATTTGCTAACCCTTGGAACAGTAGCTGCTCAATATGCCGGTAGAGAAAAGCCAAAGAGTCCAGAGAAAATAGCAGAGGAAGAGCGAAGATATCGAAACGCAAGTCGCAAGACGATTGCTGAGGTTGAAGCTGACGAGTCAATCGAAGCTGCACGCCAGGATTTACAAAAAAAGCGAAAAAACAAGCAGTTAGAAGAAGATATAAAGAACATAGGTCGTATTAATCGGCGCGTCGTATCACCTGAGGAGTTTGCAAGAACCGGTCGCTGGCTTGAATATACGGATGATGAAGGAAACCCTATTAGAATGAAAGGCGGCGGCCTGATGCGTAGTCCTTATGATTATCTGATAGAAGAAGTCCGTTATCCTGCAAGCCCCCTAGATTATTTAAGCGGTGATACTGGCGGTCAGGAGGATTTAATTGATGCAAAGCTTAGCGACGGTGAATATGTATTTGACGCATCAACAGTCTCTGATTTAGGGGATGGTAATAATGCTGCCGGTGCACGCAAGCTTGACATATTCCGTGAAAATATCCGCCGGCATAAGAGAGGGGGAAAAGTAAATCTTCCCCCAAAAGCCAAGTCTTTAGAGAGTTATTTAAGGGGATAATATGAAAACACAAAACTTAAATGACCTCCGAGAACAGGCACTTAGCATTATTAATCGTGATATAGGGCGAATGGTAAGTAACGGGGCGCCCGTATACAGAGGAAAGACCAGCGTTCCGATGTCTCCTTTAATACAGAAGAAACGAACGCTTGAGGAGCAGTTTAATAATTCTCCCGCTCCTTATTCTGTGGAAGCAAACAGCGTTTTTAATAGAACTCCGCAAGGTTTTAATGAGGGGCAAAAAACCTCTTTACTGGATATACTCTCATCAGGTCAAAGACGGGTAGGCGATACCGGATGGAAGCTGATGGGAAAGCAGTTTGGAAATAGAACCGGTAGTAGGCAAACCGGTTTTTATAATAAATTTGATAAGAACCTAAATAAGGGGCTTCCATTATCCCGTGTTGGTATAGATGCTTTAAGTAACGATGCACAGAGCCTTGAGTCTGAATTTAATTCCGGGCTTGGCAATAGTTTAAATGCTCTTGGTAATAGCGAAAAGGCAAAGAGGGCGGGACTGAACTCTATGCTAGGGCAATTCGGTAATCAGCAGCATATATACTCACACCTAGCAAATTCAGCAGATAAGGACAAGTACTACGCGGAATTAAACGCACCAAAGCAAAAGATGAAGGCGTTATACAATATACTAAATAGTGGCGGTGATCCGGGTAGCATGGGGTCTTACGTTGAAGCGGCAGGCATCAAAGTGCTTGAAAAGGGACTAAATCTTTATAATAGCCCGACTCCTACTTACAGCGGTCCGAGCCTTGCTAATGTGCCTGAAGATTTAGCAGTATCGCATCGCCTGCTAGGTGATTTGAGCCATGATTATAATGATTCCTCAAGGGAAGAAAGAGATAAGCTGTATAGCTCGTTAATGGGGCGAGAGAATGTAGGAACACGCAGTATTAACGATTTACCTACAATTTATGATCCACAAGCAAATAAGCTTGATTCCGAGACCAAACGTCTTATTAAGTCAGAGAAAGCAAGAATCAGTATGGATCATGAGCGAAAAGGTACTTACGGGTCGCAATCGCATTTATCCCAAACCGAGGATGCTATTAATAGAATCGCTAAAAGCCGTTTTGGCAATAGAAACAATTTACTCCAGGATGTACTTCGTGGGAGAATGAGCGGTTTAAATAAAAGCGACATGAATGACTTAAACCGGTTAAATAGTTTAGGTCAGCAAGGATTGTCCGAATATCAGGACGTACTTGGTAAGATTAGCGGAATGAACCAGCTCGGAGTAGACAAATGGCTAAATGCCCAAGATGAGTTAAATCAGAGGCGGGAGCGATTTGAAGAAGAGAGAAATCAGGAATGGCCACAAGGTTCTGGTAGTGATATTGTAAAATACAATGTAAGCCCGGAAATTAGCAGTATTTTTGCCAATCCGAATGTTAGTAGTAACCCTTCCGTTTATACGCCGTCTTTAAGACCAAATATTCATGCTTTGGCACAATATGCGCAGACTGTACCGGTAAGTCATAGTGAAACGGAGCTTGAGAGCAACCTAAATCAGGATATAGGGGGTATCAAGAATTATACTGATTTTGAAAATACCAAGCTTCAAAAAAAGAGAGAAGAGGAGGCAAGGAGTCAGGAAGAGGAAAGATTAAAACTTCTAAAAATAGCTGAAGAAAACAGGATAAAGCAATTGCAGGAGCAGGAGAAGATAAAACAGGCAGAAAACTTAAGAATAGCCGAGGAAAATCGTATCAAGCAACTCCAGGAGCAGGAAAGGATAAAGCAGGAGCAAATAAGACAGAAGGAAGCACAGCAGAATCAAGCACTATTGAATATATATTATCGATATATGAATGATCCTAATTCAACGCATCCTAAAAATAGATATCTACCTGAATATAAAAAGCATATCTGGGAAGTAGCTAGAAATGAGTTGCTAGGGACACCATATCCCGGAGGATGGTCTGTTTTATTTAATAAACCATGGTATAGGGACGATAGTTATGATTGGCACGGTAATAAATTACCGTTTAGTCTTCCTTAAAGATTAATAAAAAATAATAAAGTTATAGGGAACATGACAGAAGAAGAAATGTTAAATCAGGTACAGGCACCCTTTGCGAGAAGAAACCCTTTTGACGAAGGAATAGCAAAAGCGATTAGCAGCACCCGAAGCAATTTAGGGATGAGTCGGGATCAGGAGCATAGAGCGATAAATAATGCGTTACTTGCTCTTGGTAACGGTCTTGCTAGCGAGCCGCAGGTACGTGGTTTTAAGAATAATTTAGGGGTAATAGGGCGGGCAATGAATCCAGCACTCTCGGCTTATAATACTAGCGAGGATGCTGCAATTGTTGAAAATGAGCGTTTGGCTAATCAAGTTCTCCAACATCAGAGAGCAGATCAGGCTTTAGCAGACGCTCGAGAAGAAAAAGCATGGCATCGTAAATTCCAAGAGAAGCAACTGGAAGAAACTAAAAGAGCCCATAATTTACTAGATAATTTCAAAAGGGAAAAAGGGGCAGGTAAAAGTTTACTAGATAATTTTAAAAAAAGTGAAAAAGATCAGGAGAAACAAGAAGCTTTAGAAGAGTTGAAGGGAATGTTAATGCATGCAGAAAATACAGTTACGAACCTCGGTTCTGAAGGGGAGCGATCTTTGCTCGCAAAAAACTTCCGATCAAAATTCAGTAATCAGGAATATAGTCCGGATCAGGCAAAAATTTGGGCAATAGGTGAAGTATTACGCGGGAAATTGAATAAAGCTTTTAAATACACAAATCAGGAAGAATTTAAACACATACCGACGATATCGCCCGATAATGATATGGCAACAAATTTAAACGTTATTAATGATTTAAGAGCCATGCTAGGTATAGGGCTTCAGGAAGGAGTTAATAATGGCGATAGGGTTTTGATGCTTGATCCAATAACAGGTACAAAAGATTGGGTTCATAAAGATTGGGTGCAAGATGCCATAGATAATGACGGTTTGCAGGTAGTAGATGAGTAAATTTGATAAATATAAAGCTCCTAAAAATATAGATAGAGATCAATTGCCTATCAAAACTAGTGGTGTATTTGATAAATACCGGAGTCCTAAAGCTGTAGCAAAAGAAACTTCGCCATCTTTTCTTGATAGGCTTGGACAACTGGGCAAGGGAGCATTATCAGGTTTTATGAGAAGCGGGTTAACGGAAGGAGCAGATCAATTTGGAGCAGGTGTTATGGAAGTAGCGCCAGGAGTTGTTGCCCCAATCCTGCCACAGTCGGCAGAATTCATGGCTAAGTCAGCAAGTAGAGGACTTGAGGCTTTAGATAGCATGAAGCCTCGGGAGAATGATAGTTTAGGGAATATTCTATATAAAGCCGGAGAATTTGGAGGAGCTACGGCGAGCTTCCCTCTTCCAACTAGTGCTGGAGTAAATGTTGCCGGAAACGCAATTCGAGGAGGTGGTAAATCTTTATTAACCAGATTTGCCAAGGATATAGGAACAGGCAGTAGCATAGGCGGAGGATCGGGAGTACTGCAGGAAGCAGGAGTTGATCCACTTGTATCTGATCTGATATCTAGCGTTGCTACTCCTACCGCTATTATTAAAAGTAAAAGTCTGTTAAATAACTTTACAAAACCTCGCCAGACGCTTGCAAAAATACCGATGAAAATTATGGGGTTAACACCTAAGAGTATGAATATTGAAGCAGCTAAGGCAGCAAGAGATTTAGGCATAGATTTACCGGCTGCAGCGGTTACCGATTCTAAATTAACCGCTTTAGCCGATCAGTACGTGGGGAAGGCTCCCATTTTTGGTAATAAGTTAAAAAATAAATATGCACTTGCCGAAGAACAGACACAAAAGGCTTTAAGTGATATTTTTGATGAAATTGGTCCATCAAGGACGCCAGAAGTAGAAGGTCATATTGCCAGTTTATATAATAAAGTAGCGACTTCATTACCTCTTGAGGCAAAAGTATTACCGGTTAATCTTAAAAAAGCCATTGATGATATTAAAATCAATACAGCTATTCTTTCTCCTGACGAAAAAAGCCTCCTGCAGTCACTTGAAACTATTAAAAATGAAATAGAGCCGGCATCAAAGATAGTCAGTCAGTATGGTCCTATAAAGTTACCATTGCAAGAATATGACGTTAATAAACTTGTTGGGACTAAAAAGAGTCTCAATTCAATTATAAAATGGGATACGGACGCAGGGGTTAAGAATCAGCTTAAGAAAATACAAAAAGCGATTTCGCAGGATATTAAAGAGTATGGCAAAACTAATCCTGAGTGGTATGATGCTTTTAAGGAAGCCGATAAATTATACGGGGATGTAGCTAGAAGAGAAAAACTGGAAAATATACTCGGCCATAAAGCTACGAATTACGCTACTGAAAGTCTATCTTATAACGCTCTTGCTAAAGCAATAAACAATCCTAAAAATAGTGTATCTATTAGAAAACAGCTTACGCCTGAAGTTTTTAAAAAAATACAGAAATTAGGTACTGTAGCTAAAGCTATGGCTATAAAGAGTAAAAATATTCCTAATCCGTCAGGGACGGCCACTACTGGCGGGATTAGTGCGGCAATTTTTGGATTATTTTATGATCCTATTACCACAGCCAAGCTTCTTGGAGGGGGATATGGTGCGACCAAGTTATTAACTGATAAAAAGTTTTTGGATTTAGCCTTAAAATTAGCGGAAAATCCTAATAACCTCGCAACTACTACCGCTTTAAATCATCGTATTAAAGAAATTACCGGATACTCAGCTATAGCTTTAAATAAAAATTTGCAGGAGATGAATAACCTACCGGAATAACCAAAAATACTTTTAAGTGGATGTTAAATCTGATATTTTGGTAAATATTTAATTATGATTTGTATTTATGAAGACAGGTGTTATTTCTTGATTTAGTGATGATAAAGGTTTTGGGTTTATTAAGCCTGATGATAAAAGTAAGGATGTATTCTTGCACATCAATGAACTAAAAAAAATCAATTTAGATACTATTGAGAGCAAAACAAAAATAAGTTTTGAAACTAAGGAAGATAAGAGTAACCGCATTTCTGCTATTAATCTCCAGCTTATATAAAGGAGTTAATCCGGCTTTGTTGTATAAATAAAGAACAGAGAATAGGTTGTAAATACTGGTATAGAAGAGTTTTTTTGCTAATATAGAATTTTCGAATTTTATATTACTTCTATAATGAAAAACACAGATATATCAAAGTCAAAACGTACCTATCACATCCTTGATTGGAAAAATTATAACAAAGGATTATGCAACAGATATAATTTAGCTGTTTGGTTCAACGACCAAATTATCCGTAAATGGTATTTCAAACCAAAAACTCGTAAGCCAGGGGCTACTAAACTTTACTCTAAAACAGCTATTTTAACCTGTTATCAGCTAAAATGCCTTTTTGGGCTTTCTTTAAGAGCTACTCAAGGTTTTCTTGATTCTCTTTTTAAAAAACTTTCTCTTCCTATTAGGTGTCCTAATTATTCTCAACTTTCTCGCAGGTCTAAAGAATTACGAAATATTAAGCTTCCTATCGGTAGAAATAATTCAATGCTCTTTGCCCTTATTGATTCCACTGGCCTTAAGGTTTTTGGACAAGGCGAATGGCATGTTAAAATGCACAAGGCTTCCAGGCGTCGTACTTGGCGCAAGCTTAGCCTGGTTGTTGATCCAATATCTCAGGAGATCATCGATAATAACCTGACATCTTCTCGTATCCATGATTCCCTTGCTGCTATGCCTATGATTTCTAAATTACCTAAATCTATTGATGCTTTCTGGGGAGATGGAGCTTATGACTCCTTTTCCATTTACAAAGCTCTATTTAATAAAGGTATTAAGCCTATTATTCCTCCTCCAATTAATGCTAATCTTTCCCATCAAAATTTTCGTAAAAGAAAACACCTTGGACATAGAGCTCTTGTTCAAAATAATCCTACCCTTGCTTCTCGTGATGCTGCTATAGAATACATTCAATTATTCCCCGATAAAGAAAATGGAAGACGTAGATGGAAACAGCACAGTTCTTATCATCTTAGATCCCTTGCAGAAACTGCTATGATGCGCTTTAAACAAACCTTTTCTGATAAACTTAGAGCTAGAACTTTCTATAATCAACAAGCAGAGGTTAGGGTTAAATGTTATATTCTTAACAAAATGATTCAACTTGCTTCGGCTAATTCTACACTTCTTCCTCAAATTGTGTGACTTTACTTAACAAAACTCTTCTATTACTTTTTTTTTATCTGACTTATAACCTTTGTTTTTTTATTCATACAACAACACGGGTTAATCCACAAAAATCTTGATAACTTTGTGGACTATGTTTGCCAGAGTAAGCTTGTTAAGGCTTTACCGGTAACGCTTAAAAAATAGGCACTCCAGATTATTATCAGTTAAATAAAATTAACCTTCAATTTTCTCTCGGTAATTTAGTACAAAATCAAGTAGGGCAAGGCTATCAGCTTCGTTATCGTCAACCGGAGCAAAACCCTTGTTTTTAACAGCTGTTATTACGCTAGTCTTAGAGCTATTTCCTTTGCCAGTAATATGTTTCTTAATTGTTCCAACAGGTATGCCGCTGTAGGGTATCTGGTGGTGTTCGCACCAGCTGGTCAGATGAGCAACAAATCCACCGTATTTATGGGCGGCATCTACTCCTTTATGGGCTCTTACTTCTTCAAAATAAATTGCATCAATAGCTCCAAGTAGTGCCTTAAAATCGGTAAGCCATCGTTTAAAACGTAAAAAAGGCATGCCGCCGCCTTCAAACCTACCGGTTTTAAAGCTAGTAGTCCCAGAAGTTATGTTACCCGATAAATCGCAGGTAGCCCAGCCGGTAGTAGTACCAAGGTCTAGAGCCATGATTATTGATCTGCTCACTTTTTTCTTTTTTATTATAGCACGAAATAATTGTAGACTTAAAAAATCATAGTTTATTCTGGATCAGATAGCATAACCAAATAGGCTTTTTTTGCCCATTCTTCCCAGTTTTTAAAAGCAAGTTCTCCATCCTTTTTACGAACGTCTTTATAGGGACTTGGTACTCCAGCAATCATAAACGGTTCGATACTGATTAAATTCTCTGCCCATGCTGCCCATTTCGTTTCATCATGGAGGATGGGGAGAGGAAAATCCGAATAATCATCGCAAACAGTAGCTGCCCAGTATTTAATGCTAATATATTTAGGGTAGACGCTAATCATGGCCTACCGTCATCTATTTCAGCTAAAACAAAGGTAGTTCCCATCTGGTAACCAGAACCGATACCTTCTGATTTAAAAGTAAAATTAATGTTTCTCCCCTGTTTGCGTTCATTAATAGCAGGTCTAATAGTACTTTCTAGTTCTCCATCAATAGTAAGGTTATAAGTAGCTGTTACAGGAGCACTTGCAGGATATTCATACGTATTGATACTAACAGTCATCTTTATCTTTTTTGTTCCGACAATATTAGGCTCTATCCTCTCTATACCTATGTTATAATCAATTCCTGCTACCTGTTTTTGTGGATTAAAGGTAGCATAAGAAATTATAGGTGTGGTAAAGAAGGAAGGAATAGCTTTAGTTTGCTGGTCTGGCGCTTTATAAAGATTGACCTGATCGTTTCCGACTTCATGTTGCCAGACATAACTGTTATTGTCATCTTCGTAAGGACTCAGGTTTTTTCCTACAGTATACATATTACCGCCGGTATTATCGAAATAACCCGCTGCCCTTTCTATATCCGTATCATACCAGGTATTATCTACAACATTGTAAATAACAGCTCTGGTGCATCCAACATTAGCATCTTTCCCCTTTTCAGGGTAGAACCACCATATTTCATCTCTGCTTACATTTTTGACACCAAAGACCCTCTGACGTTTACTCATATCAATAGTATCAAAAAAAGTCTGACGATTCAGATTATTTTCAAGCGGAAGAACTACGCCATTGAACACAAAAAATCTTTGTGTTCCAGGCCAGTAGAATATTCCGTCATATTCAACTACGCTATTTGAAGATAAAATGGAGCTATCTCTTGATAATACCTTTTTGCTAAAAGAAAGGTCATCAGGATCATCAACAACCTGATTATTGCTACCTGTAGTATTGCTAATAAGAACAACGGAGCTGAGTGTCCAGAAGATTATAGTTGGCGAGTTTGCTCCTCCTCGCCATTCTGCGCCGTAGATTACTTTATCGGTGCTAATATTGATGGAATATTTATCTTCAAAAAACAGAAATGGAAGTTTTAAGTTTGTTTTCTTACCGAATTTTTCTGCAGCAATTGAAGACCATCTAACAAGTCCATTGTTGCCGTAATAAAATAATCTACTTCCCGCGTAGAGCATTCCACCTGTTGCTTCCTGATAAACAAAATCAGGAAAAGTTGTTTTATAGAAAGCTGTATTTTCTACTGCAATTTCTCTTTTTACAAAAATACTAATTGCTTCGCTACTGTTAATATCTGTGTAGTTTTTCATTCCTAAGCACAATATTACCTTTGTTGGAATAGCATTAATGATGCTTGTTACTACAACAAATTGTGTCAAGGTATTCGTAGGATTAGGAAATTTTGTAAAGTAAGTTAAGGTTTGACCGCCAATATTGTTATAAGTAGCATCTATTAGGCTATATTTATGTTGCTGGGTAACAAGAGAAACTCCGACTAAAATGTGTTTATTCCCATCACTATCATAGTATATAAGAGCTGCGGTTGGAGTGGAGCTTGGCGGTAGAAGTTCAGGTACAGTTTGCAGATATATTACATAATTTTTCATTCCGCCAATATTCTGAGGCCAGCCTCTAAAAAACCTGACCCATTGCCCCCGCGTGCAGTAACTTCCTTGAAAAAATGAACCATCACGCAGTATTCCAGGCTTATAGGTAATAGGAAACATCTGTTTTTGCGTAGCCATAAATTACCCTATATCTCTTTTTACACTACGATCGATGTAACGATCTTTGGTCAAATTATTAGCAGACGTTAAGCTTTCCTGATATAATTTTGTATAGACGGGCATTCTCTGATCATCCTTTAAATAAATAAGAGCCTCTAAAAAGGCGGCATAAAATAGAAGATCAGGGTAGTAATCGGTTAGGATATTGGTTTGATTATCATTGGTAATTAAATCGGGTCGCCCATTATATATTAACCGATAAACATTATTTTGCGCAGGAGTTGGGCTTATAAAAATTCTATCATAAGGCTTAGTATTCGGTTGTATTTTATCGGCATAAAATAGCGGTGGATTATCAATAGTAGCGGTATCGGCATTTGGCCAATAATTTATGCAAAACTCATAACTTCTTGGAAATAAAATTACATTGTTTGTAAATAAGGATTCAGGTGTTCCATAGCTTAAGGAAATAGTTTCCTGCCAATCGGGAGGTTTTGAGATATTAGCATTATTTGCCTGAAACTGACCGTCAAATGCCTTTTGAAAACCTGTGGTATTTAGCTCCTTCCAGATTTTCTGCTGTCCCATCTCAATAAAATAGGGAATGGCAGCAGCAAATTCAATGCTACCTCCTCTATTGGCATAAGCTATAATCTGATCAACAAGAGTATTATAGTTCATTTGCTAACTTTAGGTAGTGGTAACAGTTCTCCATGCCCCATTAATTCTAGTTTTTAACGTGTTGCTTGTAGTATCATAATAAGTAAAACCATTTACCTGATTGGCAACAACATTCTCTATGTTGCCTGCTGCACCAGATGGATATACAAAAGGTGTTCCATTAGTAAGACCTGCTCCAGTGGCGGTTGTATTAACTGAAAGGATATTTTGCCATACTCCAGCATTATTTACAAAATCAAAAATCTGTAAAAAACCAGTCGTAATATTAAAAATCACAGTGCCAGGTTTTACCTTATATGTAACATTATTTACTACGTAAGAAGTAACATTTTGCAATAAATCCCTTTGGCTAGTGGTAACACTAGGAAAAGCAAAGGTAGCGTTAGGATTATTAGTCCCGGTGGTTTGATCACTGGTAATAGTAAGACCGCTTAAAGCGGTAATGTTTGATAAGTCTGCCATATGTTTCCTTTTTCTTTTTTATTATAACATATAAGTACTTATAACTCTTAAAAATTGTATAAATGTAATTATTTTTGAAAATTACATTTTTGAATAAATTGCTGTATCTTTATGGCGTCCTGTCCATATTGAAGGG